CCCGACAGCGTATCGCCGTATGCATTCATCCATCATTGAAACATCGACGGCATGGGCGTACGCCACCGCAGCCAGCGGCGGCGTGTCTGACGTAACGTCTGCATCGCTCACGGCTTACGCTCGACGCGCCGAGGCCGGCGGCTACGACGGGGCGGTGGTGGACGCATTCGCTGCCACGCTGCCGGCCGACGTGGTGCTGTACCCGTACTGGGTGCCTGTTCTTGCCGACACCATCGCTAGGCGTGAGCGGTGCAGGGTGGTGTCGTTCTCGGTGCCGCGCAGTCACGGGAAGACGCTGCTGGCCGCCCTGCTGGCCGGGTGGGTCCTGAGAGACCCCGACGCCGACCGGCTCGTCGTGAGCGCCGCCACGGCCCTCTCACAGGCCCGCCTGTCCATGGAGGCCCTAGCCAAGATCCACTGGCCGGCTGACGGCAAGACGACGCCTTGGGCGGCCCGCATGAGCAACAACCAGCCGATGCTGCGCCACGGCAAGGGCAAGATGCTGCCCATCGCCAGGGACGCCAAGCGGGCGGACGGCGTGACCCCGGCGCTGGTGCTGGCCGACGAGGCGGCCCGCCTGCAGGGTGACTACCTGAGCCGGTTGATGACGGCGGCGACCAAGACGGCCGAGGGTCGGCTGCTGATGACGACGACCGCCGACGACGACCTGAGCCTTCCCTGGGCGGGGTGGCGGCAGGAGGCCGAGGCGCAGCTGCTGGCCGGCAGGCTGCGCGAGGACTGGGCGGTCCACCACTGGGCATCCGACGCCGGGGCGGACATCCACGACCCGGTCCAGTGGCGCAAGGCCAACCCGCAGCTGTGGATCGAGGGCGGCCACATCACCGAGGACACCATCCGGTCGGAACTGGCGTTCCTTGGCAGCCGGTCGGACGGCGTCGAGGAGTTCCGCACCCAGCGCCTGAACCTGCCCGGCGGCAGCCTCGCCAGCGTCGGCATCGACGCGGCCGTGCTCGAGCAGGCCCGATTCGACTGGCGCCTCGAGGACGTGCGGGGCCGCCGCGCCTGGGCGTTCATCGACTTCAGCCTGGGCAGCGTCGTGGGCGCTCGGGCCGACCTGACGAGCGTGGGGGTCGTGGTCGACGGCGGGGAGTTCGGGCTGCTCCGCACCTGGTCGTTCACCTGCGGGGAACTCGGGCACATGAAGCAACAGAGGCCCTGGCTGCACGAACTGGTCCAGCAGGGGCACGTCCACCACAATGACGGGCAATTGATTGACTTTGACGCCGTGGAAGGACTGCTGGGACAACTTGGTAGCACCCTCCAACTCGAGGCCGTCGGCGTCGATGAGGTTGGGTGGACGCAGAACTGGGTCCGGCAGGTGATGGTCGACAAACTGAACCTGCCCGTGGAGGCCCGGTCCCAATCGATCCGGGAGCAGGCGCCCGCCTGGTCGACGTTCGTGGCGCTCATCCGGATGAAGGCCCTGCGCTACCACGACGACCCGGTGCTGCTGCACCAACTGCGGCACGCCACGACCAAGACCTACGACGGCGGGCTGGTCAAACTGCAGAAGCGCGACGGGCAGAACATCGACGCCCTGGTGGCGGCCTGCAACGCGGCCCGCCTATTCGAGCTGCGCGGGCGCTCCCAGCAGTGGATGCCACCGTCCGGCGTCATGACCATCTGACGCCACCTAGCGGACGGATCGACAATTTGCGGAATGTGACAGAAAATGTCACACCCGCCTATTGACAGAAAAAGCGCGTACTCAAACTGGGGGAGGCGTGGGATTCTTCTCGCGCCTAGGCAGATACTTCATCGGCGGATTTGACGCCTCGCTGCTCGTTGAGACCTCGAGCACGACAGACGTCGAGGCCCTGCCAGGCGTCCAGCGTGCCATCGAAGGCGTGGCCTCGATGCTGGCCAGCGTCACGCTGTGCGTCTACGACAGCAAGGACCAGGAGGTGCAGCCTGCTGCCCTCAGCCTGCTGACCGGCCGCAGCACCGAAATGGTCAACGGCTGGGACCTGCGCCGGTGGCTCGTCACCGACGCCATGACGCAGGGCAACGCGTACGCGTACATCGCACGCACCTACTCCGGCGAGGCCGCCGAACTTATCCCGCTTGAGCGTGGGCGCATCACGATCAACTGGTCGGCCAACCCGCTGCAGTACCTGCTCGACGGGCAGCCGATCCCGGCCAGCGACCTGATCCACGTCAAGGGCGGCTACAGCCGGTGGGCGTTCATCGGCGAAAGCCCGCTGGACAAGTGCCGCACGCAGCTGCAACTGGTGGCGGACCTCGACAACTGGGCGGCCACGATGGCGGCCACCGGTACGACCCGTCGCCTGTCGTTCCAATTCCCCACGCCGATCAGCGAGCAGGCGAAGCAGACCATCCTGCTCGCCTGGAAGGCCAAGCATGCCAAGTCGGGCGGTGCATCCGAGCCGCTGATCATTGACGGCGGCGGCAAGATCGAAGGCGTCAGCGGCCAGGGCGACCTCGACGCCGTGACGGCGGCCCGCACCGCGGCCATGGGCGAAATCGCTCGAGCGCTCAACCTGCCGCTGTCGTTCCTGGCGGCCACCGAGGCTGGCACGCAAATCGACCTAAACGCCCAGCGTGCGCTGGTCGATCAGACGCTGCGGCCCTGGGCGAAGCGCATCGAGGCCGAACTGACGGCCAAACTGCTGCCCGGCTACCGCGTCGAGCACGACCTGCAGGAACTGCTGCGCGGCACGATGAAGGACACAGCCAAGGAGCTTTCCAAGCTCGTCATGGGCGGCATTCTGACCCCCAACGACGCCCGGTGGTTCATCGGCATGCAGCCGGTGCAGGACCCGATGGCGGACGAACTCATGCAGCGCCTGGACACGGCGGCCGGTCAGGCCGAGGTGAACGGCGACCGCGAGGACGAGGAAAGCGAGTCGCCCGATGCAGATTGACCGCCGTTCGTTCGAGGTCCGCGCAGCCGTCGAGGGCAACAGCGTGTCCGGGCTGGCCATTCCCTATGAGACCGAGTCGCAGCCGCTGCCGTTCATCGAGACCATCCAGCGCGGCGCGTTCGCAGCCGACCTGGGGCGCCGGAACGTGTCGCTGCTCGTCGAGCACGACGGCGGGCGCGTGCTGGCGGACACCCGCAGCGGAACGCTCGAGCTCGAGGAAACCGAGCGCGGAGTGACGTTCGCTGCTCGGCTGCCGGACACCCGCGACGGGCAGGACATGCGCGTGCTGCTCCGCGACGGCATCTACCAAAACATGTCGTTTGGGTTCGTGGCTGACAAGGACGAATGGCGCGGCGACCGCCGCACCGTCGTGTCGGCCCGCCTTTACGAGGTCAGCCTTGTCCACACGCCCGCCTACGAGGCGACCGCAGCCGCGGTCCGGGCGTTTCACACTTCCACCGGGCTCGTCGCTCGGTACCTGCGGCTGCGGATTGGAGACCTGAAATGACCATGACCCCCGAGATGCTTCGTGAAAAGCGCTCGCAGCTCGTCGCTGCGTGCGAGCAGTACGCCGAAACCGCAACGCCGGACGCCGTGAAGGCGTTCGATGCTGCGGAAGAAGAAATCCGCGCCATCGACGGCCAGTTGTCGAGCCTGTCGGTGCGCAGCCGGCTGGACGCCGTCAAGGCGCAAGGGTCGCTAGTTGTGCGCCCTGACCGCCGCGGTTCGGCACCCATGACCGAGTTCCACAAGCACCTGCAGCGTCGTGATGGCACCCCGTATGAGTTGGACATCCGCACGACGCTGACCGTTGGGACGGCAGCTACTGCTGGGAACTTCACTGTCACCCAGCAAACTGGCGAGTTCATCAAGAACCTTGACTTCAACAACGTGATCCGCCAGAACGCCACGGTTCAGAGCTTCCCGACCAACCTGGACATTCCGGTCATCAATGGGCGAACCACGGTGACCGCCACAGCGGAAAGCGCCGCGTACACCGAATCCAATTTCACTACCACGAAGAAGTCATTCGTTGCCCACAAGGCGACCGCGTACACGGACGTTACGGAAGAGCTCCTGAACGATTCCGTGGTCGATGTCGCTGCGGAAGTGGTCGCAGATCATGCTCGTGCGCACGGCAGGTACCGCGAAGGTAAGTACGCGACTGGTGTCGGTGGATCCACCGAAGAGGACGGCATTTTCATCGAATCCGCCTGGGACTCGAATAACCGCGTTTACACCGCCGGTCCAGGCACGAAGCCATCATTTGACGAGTGCATCACGCTGTACAGCAAGTTGGCACCTGGTTACCTTTCGTCGGCCGTGTGGATCATGGCAGCTGGGACCTGGGGTGACCTGCTGAAGACGAAGGCAAGCACCGCAGGCTCATACCTGTACGACGGCATGAGCGGCACGATGATCCAGGACGGATCGGTCGGGCAGCTGCTGG